GAACTGACCTACGACATGCGGCTGGTCGGCAGGGACATGGGCATCTTTTACAAGCAGTGCATCGCGTAGGACGATGGGCTCATGGCATTCGTCTACAACGCTCGCAAGCGGCTGAAGGTGGGTGCCACCATCTACAACCCGGGCGACACGGTGGCAGAGGCGACTACCTTCCGGCACCTGCCCGCCCTGGTGCACAACGGTTCGATCGTGCTGGTGCAGACCAACACGGTGCAGTCGTTCAAGCCCAAGCAGCGCATTCCGGTCAGTCCGGGTAGTAATGACTGGAAAGCGAAGCCCTACAAGCGTTTCGACACGGCACAGCTTGACGGCTGGGGATAGGTGGACCAGATGACCGGTGTTGACCGAACCGACGACCGAACTGTCGCAGACGACGACGAGGAAGTCAGCCCAGGCTCCGGCGTGATCGAGGGCGTCCAGGCCGGTGCCGCACCGGTCTACAACTCCGGCGCTGTCAAGATCAGCGACCGTGGCGTGGTCAGCCTCGAACCGGCCTCCATGCCGCAGTATCAGTTGGCGCTCAACGCCGGGATGGACCCGGTGATCCCGGAGGACCACGAGGAACTGCTCGAACTCGACCCGGACACCAGGGCCGCGCGCTACCACCGCGCTGCGCGGGCCGAGGCAGAGGCCGACATGGACTCGGCCGAGACCTCCGAGGAGCAGCAGATCGCGCTCGCCGAAGGTAGCTCGCGGACTACCGGCACCGAGCCACAGGGTGCCAGCACCGGTCAGGACACCGCTACCGGTCAGAGCGGCGTAGGCCAGGCGGACAGCCAGGACAAGACCAATGACGAGTCCGGGCCGACCGCACGTCGCAGGCGTAATAGCTAGTGTCCGCGCCCGACGGGCCCGGTAAGCAACTGGTCGCGCCGGGCGCAAAGTCGTCCAAATCGCAGGGCACCTTCACCTATACCGGTGACCCGTCCAACTCCGACCTGGACGCGGTGCGCTTCCTGGTCGGCGACACCGACCCGAGCGCCTACTTCCTCAACGACGCCGAGATCGGCTACCTGATCGGGCTGTCCGCCTCGCTGGACTCCTCCAACGCCGAGGTGAACGTATCGGCCGCTGCCGGAGCCGCGGCCGAGGCCATCGCCGCCGAGTTGTCCCGCGAGGTCAGCTACTCCGCTGACGGTGTGTCGGTGTCCGCGGACACGCTGGCCAACAAGTACTACTCGGTGGCCGAGAAGATCCGCACGCTGAGCAGGCGAAGCGATGTGGCAGCCGCGCCCGATGTCGGCGGGCTGCTGGTCGGTGAGGTCTACGACCCGAGCATCCGGCCGTTGGTGTTCGCCGTCGGCATGCACGACAACTACCTGGGTGGCCAGCAGGACTACGGCGGTGCCTACCTGCCGCCCGGTTCCGCGGAGTGGTACGGCAGCTACGGCGCAGTGGCCGCGGAAGCGACCGCGCTGCGCGCCCAGGTACAGGCACTGCTGGGCCAGCAATGACCAATCCGGTGGACAACCCGCTACCGCCGGTTGTCGTCTCGCCCTACGCGCGCAGCTATGCCCGCCGCCATGCCACCGCGCACATGTACTACACCATCCAGATCGAGCGGATGGCGATGGGCGTCTTCGATGAGCAGACCGGCGGGATCGTGCCCGCAGTCAAGACGGTGATCTACAACGGCCCGGCCCGGATTGCCACGGTGTCCGGCCCGCAGATCATCCAGGTCGGCGAGGACACGATGGCGATGAGCCAGACCACCATCTCCATCCCGTTCGACACGGACCCGGTCCCGCACCGCGACGACATCGCCACCGTGCTCGGGCTGGACACCCAGCGGGCCGAGTTCGGCGACCCGGCGCTGGTGTTCAAGTCCTTCCGCATCCTCAACGTGGAGTACGGCGGGCAGATGTACGCCACCCGGCGGATGGCCGCGCTGGTCATCACCGAGAGCGCCTCCTGGGGCAGTGAGTCACTGCGATGACTGTCGCCTACGCGGACCTGAGCGGACTGGCCAACAACCTCTCCGCGGCTTCCGGGCAGTCCTTCAAGACCGCGGCCAACGCCCTGGTGGAGAGCTACGCCAACCAGATCGCGGCCACCGCCCGTGCCTTCGCACCGATCAAGACCGGCGCACTGCGCGACTCGATCGAGGTGGACCTGTCCACCGCGCTGCGCGCAGAGATCGGCCCGCATGTGCCATACGCCGGTTTCCAGGAAATGGGAACCCGCACCAGGGGTGAGTTCGGCGGAAACCCGTACACGATCACCCCGAAGAAGCCGGGCGGCTACCTGGTCTTCTACATCAACGGCAAGAAGGTGGTGACCAAGAAGGTCACCCACCCGGGCATCCCGCCGCACCCGTACATGCGGCCCGCCTTCGAGCGGGTGATCACCCCGTTCGGTCAGTCGCTGGCCGAACTCGGTGGCTCCTACGTCAAGTACGGACCGCACTCGCCCAGTTCCATCCCGACCCGGAGTGCGGCATGACCATGCAGGCATTCGGCCGGACCCAGCAGGTACCCAAGCCACTGGCTCGTCGGTTCCTGACCGACCTGGTGCTCGCCCAACTGCGCACCATCAACAAGCCGGTCGGCGATGCCACCAGCCCGGCCGACGGTGGCTGGATCGGCCAGCCGAACGCGGACGGCTCGAACTTCACCCCCTATGTGGTGCTGGTGCCCGGCCCGGCCAGCGTGTCCTCCGGCCCGTTCGGCGACACCCAGGCGGACTGGCAGTGCGACTACACGCTGATCTGTTTCGGGGTCAGCCGCCAGCAATGTGAGTGGATCTCGGACATGGCTCGCTCGGCTGCCGTGACACTGGCCCGCAAGGGGGTCACGCTCAACGGTGACGACTACGCGGTGCTACAGGCCCGAGAGCGAATCATCGGTCCGGTCCAGCGGGTGGACGCCACCGAACCGGCCTTCTTCGGGCAAACTGACGCCATCACGTTGTGGATCAGCAAGGAGTTGTGATGAGTGAACCCAGCCAGCAACCCACCGCCGAGCAGCCCGCCGCGGAGCAGCCCGCACCCGATCAGCCAGCGGCCGAGCAGCCCGCCGAACAGCAGGCCGAGCAGCCCACTGAGCAGAGCGGTGAGCAGGTCGAACGGTTCTCCGCCACCGCCCAGCACAAGATCAAGCACGCCACCCTGCCCGGTACTCCGGTGGAGTTGGTAATCGGCGACCCGGCGCAGAAGTTCTGGAAGACCAACAAGGGCTGGGTGGACGGCGCTGGCACCGACGTGGTCACCGGGCTGGCCGGTGGCGCGGTGGTCGGCACCACGTCGATGTCGCACACCGGCACCCCGCCGACCGGCTTCGCCGGGACCGCTGAGGTGGTCGATTACGAGGGCACCACCGGGGTCTGGACCGGCAAGGGCTGGACCTGATCCGGGTGACGTGACGAGCATGCTCGAATGAAACAGTCAGAGCGCCAAGCGAAGGAGTGCTGACGTGGCGAGACTCATCCCGAATGAACGGACCTGGGTAGGCTTCGCTCTGGCCGTTACCGACATCGAGAACCCGACGGCAGCAGAGGTCGCCGGAGCAGTGGACCTGACCTGCCTGATCGTCTCGTTGAACGCCAGTGCGACCGGCAACACGGTGCCCACCCCCGCGTTCTGTTCACTGTTCGAGACATCGGTGCCCGGTACTTCCACCGCGACCTTCACCGCTGACTTCTACCGTGACGACGATGCTGCCGCAGATGGCGATACGGCCTGGAAGGTGCTGCCCCGCGGGCAGCGCGGTTACTTCCTGATCAGCCGGTTCGGCGGACAGGGTGCCGACCAGATGCCGATTGCCGGTGACCATTGCGAGGTATGGCCGGTCTACATCGTGTCCCGCGCGATGACCAACATGGCCTCCAACACCGCGATGACCTTCACCAGCACCGCTTCGGTGCCAGAGGTGCCCGCAGAGGACGCCATCGTAAGCTGATCGAGGACAGGGCCTGCTGCCGAGGGGTTTGTATCCCAGGAGTCGGTCGCTACCCGTTTTCAGCGGCCCTGTCCCTTTCCCGATTGGTAGAAAACTGGTCGGGAGCCTAGATACTTCGCGCGTGGCAGACGTGCGAATCCCCAAGCAAACCCAGGCGCTGGAAGCACAGAGTGCGCAGCGCGAAGCGGCCAAGTCCAGCAATCGGGCTACGTTCGAGATGCTGGCCAAGAAGAGGCACCTGGAACGCGAGGTGCCGATCAAGATCCCGGACGACGACGGCGGCGTGTCCGAGGTGACCATGCTGTTCCGCTCGATCGGTGCCCGGGAGTACGACCGGCTGCTGACCAAGCACCCACCGAGCAGCGAGCAGCGGGCCCAGGGTGCGACCTATGACATCAACACCTTCGGCCCAGCGCTGATCTCCCGGGTGTCGTTGGACCCGGAGATGAGCGAAGACGACGTGCGCCAGATCTGGAACTCCAACGATTGGAACCGGGGCGAGGTGATGAGCCTTTTCTCCGCTGCGGTGGAGCTATGCAACAAGGGGCTGGACATCCCTTTTACCGAACTCGGCTGAGGTACGACGGCATCTTCCAGGCGCAGATGCGCTTCTGCAACGAGCATGGGTTGCCGCACTCGGAGTTCATCGAGTGGGAGAGCGATGACCAGGCCAAGGCGCTGGCCTACATGTTCGAGGAGTCCACTCGCTGTCCGATGTGCGGCACCGCGGACTGGGAGTGGGAGGAGAACAAGCA